TAAAAGATATTTACGGTGATTATGAAGGTTCAACTACTGGATCAACTAATGAATATTTTTGGATAGGAAGAAATACGGAAGGAACAGAAGATAGTGCAATTGTTGGAAATGGTACAGAATTAGTTTCTCCATTATCTGGAGAAAAATATAGTAGTAGTAATAATACAAAAGAATGGTGGAATACAATGCATCACCAATCTGATGGTTTGGTCACTCCTCCAGACGGTGACGGTGTAAATGGTATTTATTCTTATTTATTCACATTTACAAATTCAACTAACAAATGGTCAATTACTCAATTTGATTGGGAAGCACTTTTAGCCGATGAATACCATAATGTAGTGGTTGCAGCAATAAGATCAAGAGGTATATATAGCGGACAAACATTAATACATGAAGTTAAGGATGATAATAAATTCATATTATCAGGTGTTACGGGATCTGATATGAATACAAACCCAATGGGTGAGTTTTCAATCAACGTAACAGGTACAACAAGTGGAGTTAAACAATTTGTTTGTTCATTAAATCGATCATCATCAAAATATATTTCTAAAGTTTTAGGAACTGATGTATTTGATAAAGATAAAGGTGACTATCCGGTATATGTACATGAATCATATCCTAATTATTTAGGAACCGCCTTTGAAAGAGGATTAGTAAGAGGTATTTCTATGGACGTTTCATATGAATCAGAAGAAGATTCTAATTCATATAATTACTTAAAACCATGGGATACAACAATTTCACCGATGGTTGTTTCTGAAGTTCGTGGTGGTAATGTTGCTGATTTATTTCAAGTTATTACAATCTCCGATGGAGAGGCCGCTAACTTTGAAGTAAAAATCAATATTCAAAATATTAATTTAGAAACTATGGAGTTTGATTTAGTGGTTCGTGATTTTAACGATACTGATGAGAATCAAGTAGCTCTTGAAAAATATTCAAGATGTTCTATGAATCCAGATACTCCAGGTTATATAGCTAAAAAAATCGGTACATCTGATGGTGAATACGCGTTAGTTTCTAAAAGAATTATGTTGCTTATGGCGGACGGAGCACCTGTAGATGCTATTCCTGCTGGTTTTAGAGGTTTTGCAAACAACAAAAACTTTGGTACTGTATCAGGAATTAATATGGGATTAGGTAATGTAATATTCAAAACAAAATATAACGATGCGGGTGATGTTGAAACTTACGATGTGAATGGTTCACCTAATATTGAAGGTGGAGATAAGGTAAGAAAAGTTATGTTAGGTTTATCTGATGCTGTTGGATTCGATAGAGATTTATTAAAATATAAAGGTGAGATGGCAACAACAGAAACATTTGGTTTCCATTTGTCTGTAAACGCCTCTACAATTACTGGAACAACAACTTTCCAAACAACACCATATGATTTAGAAGGTCAAGATGAGCTTAATAATAATGGTAATAATAAATTAACTAATATTAATTTCCGTAAATTCACTTTTTCGGTTTACGGAGGTAGAGACGGTTGGGATATATACAGATCAGAAAGAACTAACGACGATCGTTATATTTTTGGTAAATCTATTTATAAGTTAGGACATACAACCCCCGGAGGAGTGTTTAGTGAATCAGTAGGTAATTCTGACTATTACGCTTACTTACAAGGTATTGAAACATATTCAAATCCTGAAGCGGTAGATATTAACGTATTTGCTACACCTGGTATTAACTTTGATCGTCATAGTTCATTAGTTAATCAAGCGATTGATATGATTGAAACTGAAAGAGCAGATTCATTATATATTATGAACTCACCAAATATCACAGGTCCTTCAGCAACGACTGATATTGTTACTGCTTTAGATAATGCAGGTATAGATTCTAACTACTCGGCAACATATTGGCCTTGGATTCAAGTAAGAGATACAGATAATGCAACACAATTATATATCCCACCAACAGGTGAGGTTGTTAAGAATATTGCTTTAACTGACAACGTGTCTTATCCTTGGTTCGCAGTTGCGGGTTATAGTAGAGGTTTGATAAATGCTATCAAAGCAACTAAAAAATTGACTTTAGACGATAGAGACGTATTATATAAGAACAGAATTAACCCAATCGCTACATTCTCTGATACAGGTACTATTATTTGGGGTAACAAAACGTTACAAGTTAGAGAATCCGCTTTGGATAGAATCAACGTAAGAAGATTGTTATTAAGAGCAAGAAAGTTAATTTCTGCAGTTTCTGTAAGATTATTGTTTGAACAAAACGATGACCAAGTAAGAAATGAATTCTTAAGATTGGTAAACCCTATCTTGGATGCAATTAAGAAAGAAAGAGGTTTGTATGACTTCCGTGTAACAGTTTCTAACGATCCTGAAGACATCGACGCAAACACAATGAGAGGTAAGATTTACATCAAACCAACTCGTTCTCTTGAATACATCGATGTGGAATTCATTATTACTCCAACAGGAGCTTCATTTGAAAATATCTAATCTAAAAGGAGATATAAAAATAAGAAGGGTATCAGAAATGGTACCCTTTTTTAATGCTCCACGTGGAACATATGTATAACAAAAAAATAATTATACTTTACCCAGAATACTGGAACTAGATATTCTAGTATTTATTAATGATATATTATTTATTAAAGTAGAGTATTAAACTGGAACTAGATACTGGGGCCTGTAAAAAACTACGAAAAATAATTGACATAAACAACCTTTTTCAGATAATTAATTTAAAATAAAATTATTTTCCTTTTGGATATATTTATTAGAAAGTAAATAACTAACAAAACTTAACAAACACACAATATGGCCGATTTATTAATGAAAATGCCGACACCTTACGAACCAAAAAGGGTCAACCGATTTATCGTAAGATTCAACTCATCTTTGGGTATAAACGAATGGTATGTATCTGCAGCGTCAAGACCAAGTGCTAAAATCAATTCAGTTGCAATTCCTTTCCTGAACACATCAACATATGTTGCAGGTAGATTTGAGTGGAATGAAATTAAAATGACTTTTAGAGATCCAATTGGACCTTCAGCTTCTCAAGCTTTAATGGAATGGTTCCGTTTACATGCTGAATCTGTAACAGGTCGTATGGGTTATGCTGCAGGTTATAAAAAGGATATTGAATTGGAGATGTTAGACCCAACAGGAGTAGTAGTTGAAAAATGGTTATTAGAAAACTGTTTCTTAACTGACTTGAACTTTGGTGAATTAGACTATAACAGAGATGAATTAGCTAATATTACATGTTCTTTGAGAATGGATAGATGTATTTTGATATACTAATATTACAGATTTTCATATACGAAAACCGATAGTTCACAAGATTATCGGTTTTTCTTTTTTAAAAACTTTACTTTGAACTAGTTATTAAGTAAATTATAGTATTATGGAAGAAACTAGAATTGACCCGGCGATTGCCTATGATGTAATAGAATTACCAAGTAAAGGTATTCATTATACTAATAAGAAAAAATCGGTAAGAGTAGCTTATTTAACGGCTTCAGATGAGAACATTTTATCGTCCCCAAGTTTTTTAAATACAAATACCGTTATTACTGAACTTTTAAAAAGAAAAATTTTAGATAAAGATTTAAACATAGAAGAAATTGTTGAGGAAGATAGACAAGCAATTTTAATCTTTTTAAGAAATACCGCATTTGGTTCTGATTATAATTTAACAATTACAGACGATAAAACTGGAAATGAATTTACCGTTGAGGTAGATTTAGGTTCATTAAAAATAAAAGATTTTAATTTAGTAGAAGATACAAACGGTGAATATGGTCATTATTTAGAAAAAAGTAAAACGGAAATCACGTTCAAGTTTTTAACACAAAAACAAGAAGATGAAATTGAAAAAATTAAAGAGAGTTGGAATGGTAATGGTGTTGCACCTGTTATAACCAAACAACTTGAGATGATGATTAAATCTGTTGGTGGGGTGAGAGACGCATTAAAAATTAGAGGTTTTATTGAAACCATGCCAATTAAAGATTCACAAGATTTTAGGAAATTTGTAAAAGATAATAAACCCGGGTTAGATTTAACCCAAACAGTAAGAACCCCATCAGGAGAAGATGTCCAAGTTAGAATTGGATTTGGGGTAGAGTTTTTTCGCCCTTTCTATGGAATATAAGAAAGGACAGTTAGACGAAATTTTATTTTTAATTAAAAAAGGGTTTTCTTACGGCGATTTATTAACAATGCCGGTTCACTTACGTAGATATTATGTAAATTACATAATTGAGTTGGAAAATAATACTCAATAGTATTTATAGGTATGTCGGTAAGAGATAAAGAATATTACGTAAACAATTATGCAGATAAAAATTCTGCTGTTGGTGCTTATATAAATGATGGTGGAAGAGATCCTGCAACACAGAGTTGGATCGGTAATCAATCTAGATACGGAAGATCAATACAATCAAATACTACATCAACCACACAAAGTGCAAATAGAAGTTTAACTAACCCAATAGATGTTGCGAAAGCAATGGCAAAAGGTGTTTCATCAAAATCAGAAATGGGTGGTGAATTTAAAGTTAATATGGAGGGGTTAACAAAT